TTTATATACTCTAACATCAACCTTGCTCTTGCTGCTTTATTCCCACACAAATACTTTTCAATGCACGTAATTATTATGGATATATGACCCATTCTATTGACAGACATATTCATAAGGTTTTTTCTTCCAACTCCCAATGCGCCTCTTTCGCAAATATAAGGTTTCTTGTTAGTTAGCCCCTCAATGATACGTGCTGCTCTTTCTATAATTACTGCATCTGTTTGCGTTAAGATTAATGATAATTCAACAGAAACAGATTTATAACCCTTCTTCTTCCGAACAATTAACGAAAAACATCCATCACCATTAAGCATGCCTGCTAACCATGCCAATTCAGTATTTAAGATGCTGTTAGTTATTGTTTTGCTTTCCTGCTGATTGTCTCTATTCATAACATTTTCTCCTAATAGAAGTTATGACCTCGCAAGATATTCCAGCATATCGTGAAATTTTAATTTCGCCAGTTTAACGCCCACGAAATTTGAACAAAGGCTGTGCGGAACGCTGAAAAAACTGATTTAACTTGTTGTTTGTCAATACACCAGAGTGATTGACCCATAACATTTCGTTCGCCATTGTCTAATTCACCTCCAATTATAATTGGAAGATTAGACCGCAGCCCTCTTATTTTTCAAACGCATTTGCATGTAACCTTCGTGCATCTCCTTTTGACTAAGCTCGTTGACATCATCTTTCTTTTTAGTTTGAACAGGTTTACCACCAGAGTTGCCTGACAACGCTGCCTTTTTCTTTCTGGCAATTCTTTCATCAATTATATCTTCAGACTTTTTCTGGTTAATTATTTTCTCTATAGAAGGGTATATTTCCTCCTTATAAATCTTTTTCCAGCCTTCAGGATTGTCTATATCAAGCAACTTTCTGCCAGCTATATACTCCTGCGGGTCTGGTTCTTTAGATATAAGGTTTTGAATATGCTGCCTTAACATTGGTGTGCAATCAGAAAAACCATTAAAACCTTCCTCTGTTAGCTCTTTACCAACTTTATCTACTTTAGCAAGAAAAGCTGTCTGTGCCTTTTCAGCTTCCGATTGAGTGCCTTTCGCTTCTATGCCATCAACCTTCTTCCTTAAAGACTCGTTGTCTTTTCTAAGCTTTATTAGTTCGGCATCATAATCTTCAATATATTCTTCTTCACCTTCCTCTTTAGGTTTGGATTTGACTTGTTGTGCCAACTCCTTCACCTGCTGTTCTAACTCAACGACTTTAGCTTGAGACTCCTTACGTTTTTGTCGTTCCTCATGCAATGCGCCCAGAGGGACAGTCTTATCTTCAGTTTTAGTTTTTTCCTCAGATTTCTCTTTGGATTTTTCTTTTAATTCTTCTTCTTTTTTCTCAGGCTCTCCTTCAGGTTTTTCTTCCTCGCTCTCAGATTTCTCTGCCTCATATTCCTCTTTGGCATAATTGGCATAAATCTTCTCACGCTCTGTTGATTCGCCCGTTTCTCCTGTTTCGGCTGGAGTCTCCGTTGCTATTGCTGTTTCTTCTGTTGGTGCTATTTCCTCAGTTTCGGCAGAGGATTCCGCTTTTTCTTTGTCGCTCATATTCCTCCTTAGTTTTACAAGCTTTGCGCTTGAAAGTTCCTGAATACGGCTCAGGTTGCCGATTGGCTGACTTAGCGCAGTTTATAGAAATGAACCCCCAAAAATGCCCACTCCCCTACACCAAGCCAGCCGTTTTATCTTATTTATCTGATTTATGGTTATTTGTCAAGTTAAGTTTTTTAATTCACCTTCATTGTGCATTTCTTCATATAGCTGCCTTGCCGCTTCATCTTCGTTTTTAATCCATGTCCCAATATTCTCAAACTCGAATTTACATATATCTATCTTAGCTTTAAGCCTTTCCTGTTCTTGAATTGAAAGGTCTTTTTTCGCAACCAGTTCCCTTATGGCATATTCAGCTATCATATTAAAATACCATTTAAGGCTTTCAAATTCCTTCATGTTTTGAAGCCTATCAAGTTGCTCAACCCGATAGGCTGCGTTTTCTAAAATCTCCTGTTTTGCTGATTTTTTTTCTGCCATAAATTATAGTAAACAAACCATTCTATTATTGCAAACCAAACTGTCCTGCCTGATTTCCACCTTCTTGCCCAACCACAGGCTGACCTGCTCCAGCTAAACTCTGATTTAATCCACCTTGCTGTGGCTGTGTTCCTTGAACTTCAAAGAAGAAGTCCTGTACGTTTTTATGCCCAAGCTTCGGCAGTATCTCTTCCATAAACTTCGTAGAATCAATAAACTTAACTGATTGTGCTGGTATCGCACCAGACTGAACTAATTGAATCATAGCCTGATTGTGCATATTAGCTCTGTCCATAGCCACCATATTTTGCTGAACTTCAAATTGCCTACCAACAGCACCAAGCCCTACATTTATTTCCAAGTCAACTTCATCCCCTAAATCAAATATATGAATCCCCGTAGGGTTTAAGTCCCTGAAGTTTTCATTCGCAACTCTTAATATTGCAGCATCAGTTTCAAACCTCTGGATTAAACCCGCTAAAACGGAGAAAAAGTCTACAAGAAAGGTTTCTTTCACGATAGCAGCAAACAAATCAATCTTAGCATTAGATTCAGCAAGATTTATCTGTGCTACAGTAGCTTTAGATTCTGTCCCAAGTCCTTGTTTTTGTGGTGTAACACCAGACATTTCCTGCATCATATTATCATCAACAGCAGCTTCGGTATAAGAAGTATTAGTGACATTATTGAAAGGTCTGTCAACAACACCGTTGACATCATCAGCAAGAGTAACTCCACCTGCTCTGCTCCTCGTAAGCGACATTAAATCAACATTTGCAAAACGGGACACAATGGTTCTGCCATTAAGTGCAAGCGAAACATTGTCTTTTCTCTGATTAAGATGAGCATTGATTGATTCCTGTACTCCCTCTAATGGTTGTGGGAAGCCTTCACCTATCGCTTTATGAGACTCTGTTAAACAAGAGCCATAAACAATATTATACCTCCTGCCATAAACAGACTCCATTGGCTCTACCATTACTGTCGAGCCAGAATGTGCGCCAAAGAATACTTTACCATTCTCTTTATAAAAGGTTTCAAACCAAACGTATTTATCCTCTGCCTTGACGATTTCGTTTTTATTAGTTTCATTAAATTTTCCACCTGAAGGATATTCGCTTGGTAATGGATTTTGTAACGGGTCACGCTCATTTATAAATCTTGTTTGTCTTACTATCTGTGTTTCTGGTATTGAGGGTTGAAGTTTATCTATTAATGATTCTTCATAGCCTAACTCCATTAATTCATCTTTTGTAGACCAATTCTCAAATATGAAATATCTTTTGCGTTCTTTAATGGCTGTAGTCATATCGTGAAACACTTGTTCTGGAGGATAAAGAACAAACTCAGGTTTATCGTCATGTTCATTAAGAACCCACCTGAACTTACCTATGCAGACTCCAAGATTCACGATATCTTGAAAAGCCCATATAAACTGCATAAAAAGTCCATCTGTTCTCATCATTTGGTCATATCGCCACTTTGTGACGAAATGGAGGATTTTTGATCGGAGTGTGTCTGATTTTCCATCTCTTCCAGTGATCTTAAAAGTATCGGGGTCACGAAGGAAGATTTGATAAAATGAAGCGAGTATTCTCCATGAGATAGCCCATATCTTTCTGTAGAACAACTTACTCCTGCCCCTAACCTTTGATTTTTCAACCTCTCCAGCATCAAAGACTCCTTTAACGTTTCTGATGTTCTTTGTCCATTGGTCATCATATTGCCTTCTAAGTTCCTGTGCTTCGTGCTTCCACCGTTCTACTGTACCTATGAAGTCGTCTTTTGGCATCTCATTCCTCCTTAACTAACCATTGAGTCCTCTTAAACTTAGGAAGATTAATAGCATTGTTGTCTAATATATAGCTTCTTCTATATTCTTTTTCATCCTTTACTAACTTTTCTATTAAACCACTTTTTGATAAATTAGATAAACAAGCACCTATCATAGAGTTATTAACCCCACCATCTTTATTGTATTCACCAGTAAGTTTTATTTCTATGCCACTAATATCTATAAGCGGATTTTCTTTTATTACTTTATAAACTTCCCTAATATCCAACATTCTCATTAACCTCTTCTGGTTCTGGTATAATTTGATTATATGGCATCCAGTTCATCACTCTCTGATGAGCATATCTCATAGCTGCATGAGCATCATGCTTGCCTTCTTTTATATCATCTTTGACTTTAGAATCTTCATTCGCAAATGTATCACGCTCTAAAGTTTTCATTGAATGAATAATCTCTTTGTTTTCTGGTATATCAAAAAAGAAAAGCTTTGGCAAACCTATTTTTTCATCTACCTTTAAATTTTGCCGAATTAAATCTACGCCCGCTATTTTAGACCCAGTAAACTTTTCACTTTTAAATAAAGCGGGGATAGCGTTTTTACCACGACCAAGTAATACATAAGCATTATAATCGCCAATAATGCGTATAGTGCTATCAGCAGACTTGTCACAATTTGTCCAACCCAACCTGTAGTTCCTGCCCATTGCCCTTTGTGCCAACTCCTGTTTAATGATTTCAGTGTCATCCCCATGATTCGATTTATACGTTCCAACAACATATTTAAAACCCTCCCTGTCTATGGCTATTTCTACGCATACGGTTGGTTTTGTCATGTGAGGGTCAAGCCCACGATAAACAATAAAATCTTCACGATTTAATTTAAACGGTTTTATTATATGAATTTTATGGCTAAACAAATTAGAATAGACGAGTCCCGAAAGGGACACGAAATCTCCCAACAAGCGCATTTTCTTTTTTTCATAATCAGTCTCCTGTTTAGCGATTTCATCAAGAGTTGCAAGGTTGGCTTTCTTGTTTGTAATAGATGCAAGTTTAACCAGTTTAACGCTTTTATTTTCTTCGTTATGAAAAAACAATTCTGAACTCCACGACAAACCATGCGTGGGAGTAAACCCGAACAGCTCTACTATCCTGTCTGAAGTGGCGAACCTCATTAGGTTCTCTTTTCTTATAGCTTCTTTCGGTTCTTCATCATAAGCAACCCAATGCAACTGGACTCCCTGAAAGGAGTCTACGTCTTGCTCATTAGTCATAAATTCTATTTCGCCTATAACAGTTTTATTGTTTTTATATAGCGTAAGCATCTTGCGCTCAGAGTTCCAACTGTCTTTCCAGTTGCCGTTTTTTAAGCATTGCTTTGGTGCAAACTTCTTCCACTCCCTAATAACAGCGTTATGGAGCTGCCTGTTATCCACACCAACAACCCTGCCTTTAACTGGAAATGTTTTTGGAAGAAGCTCTTTTGGAAAAGTATCTTTTAATGAATTTGGAAGCTCGCCAGTTGTAAGCGCATAGCCAATAATCGCAACACAAAGCGTTTTACCTGCCTGATTAGCACCAAGAAGTGCAATTATAGAATGGTCTTGCAGAGCTTTTATAGCATCTAATTGAGATTCAAATACTGGAGGAATATCTTCTTCGTTGATGTGCCGCCTGAGAAATTCCATCCCTTCAGGCGTAACTGTGCCATCAGAAGGGACAAAATGGGTAAATGGGTCTTGTTCTTCTAAAAAGGCTATTTTAGAATTAACTTCCGTTTCAACCCATTCAGTGATGCGGTCTGCAAGCGCAAACCGTTCAGCTTCTGGCAGGTCTTTTAGCTTGTTGTAGTCCAGCGATTTAAAGTCCATCTGTTATTTTGGGAAACAGACGAACTATAGCAAAGACAGCAATATCCACACAAACATAGGAATAGCGGCTTCTTTTTTAACCTTATCCACCACGCCACCATCAACAGCTTGAGCTTTTTCTTTTATCATTCTGCCCATATCTTCATGTTGTTGTTTAATATGTTTCTCCTGAATATTGACTATCTTCTCATTGTTCACTATAAGAACGCTGTTGTTTTTATTTATAATGCCTAACGTTTCTATTTGTTTCCTCATATTTTCTATTAATTTCTTTTGCCCTTTGTCTACGTTACGCAACACATCATAAGCCTTTAAGTCTCTTCCTATTTCATTGAAAGCTTCTGGCGTTACTTCTATATTGCCATTAGGAAGAATATTAAATTCTTCTGGAAAAGCTTTCTGTGCCACAAAGAAGATTGATAAAGACAAAATAGTTGCTGCGATTAAAACATTTCTCCAGAAATTTTTATTATCATCCATTTCTATTCCTCATAAATTCTAAAGTTGCGGATAAATCAAGAGCCTCTTTTTCAACTCCTTTTAATATTTCCTTTTCCTTTTTTAATCTTTCCTTTATTTCTTCTTCTTGAACTTTTAATAGCAGATAATCTTTTCTTGTTACTTCGCTGTCCAGCCTTGCCGCTTTTATCGCTATCTCCACTGGTTGCATTTCTTCCTTTAGTTCCTTTATCTTTTTTGTTTGTACTTCTTTTTCTTCTTTTGCTATCAGCAAAGCTATGCGTTTTTTCAGGAAAGTATTTTTTAAACCAAAAATAAATAGAATTAACGTCACACATATCAGTCCCCAATATTTAAGATTCACTTTGCCTCCATTCGTTACAACCAAAAAAAGGTTTTGTATAAAGCCCATCATTCCCATCTCCTCCATCACATTTATAAGATCCTGATGGAGAAGAACATGGTTTCATGCCTTCAAAATCCTCCTTATCGACAGGATCAAAACCCCAATATTTACATGAAAAACAACAATTCATTTTATCTCCACATGGTGCTTGTCTATGTGCCTTTTAATATAATTTTTATCATAATAAACCCAAACAGTACAAATATTTTCTTTTATCAGTTTTGCTTTTACCTGTACTCCACCAACCATACATTTTGTCATTGTGCCACCACATTATTAACAGTTTTATCTTCAACTTTCTTTGTAAAGTCAGAGAACGCCTTGCCTTTGTTTTCCTCAAAGAATTTCTGAAGCATATCCATAACCATTCTTTCAGCATCAATCACTCCGTTACTGGTAGCTTGTTCATAAAATATCCTAATAACTTTTACAACAAAAGCCATACAGTTTATATCTATGTGTGTTCCTACCTTTACATTATTGCCTATATCCCACCCACTATCCTGCGCTTGCTGTGGAGCTTTTATGTAAGATAGCTTCTTTTCTTCTGATTCGCATTTCTCTTCTTTTTTTGCTTCCAAATCTACGCCTCCCTTTTCTTTTTTGGTGTGCCATTATGCTGCTTCTTTTTTCTGAAATCCTTTTTCAATTCTTCTTGCTCGTCTTTTCTGGTTTTTCTCTCTCCTGCCTTCTGATCTATATTTCTTGCATTTCTCCATATTTCTTCCAATCTTTTTAGAACCTCCACCTTTTTTCTTCTTTGAAGTCTTAATTACAATTTCCATTTTTCTCCTAATAAACCCAAGTAACTTCTGGTGTTTTTGTCCAGTCGCTATCTACATGAATAAAATCTTTTCCTATTCCTATTCTATGAAACTCATCTCCCAGCAAGGACAACAATTCATATCTTTTCTTAGAACTTTTGCATGCTATATCTACAGCGACCCCTTTTAAATGGCTTGACGTTGGCTTACCACCCACCCTTTTTGTAGCATTATGTTTTCTGCATCTAGTTCCAGAATTTATTTTCATTTTGTATGATGTTAAATCTCTTATTCTTTGCAAGGTTTCTACAAAGTCTAAATCAATATTATCTTTGCCACACCCACACTTACAAGCAAATTCATGCCTTGAAAAGTTCTTTGTTAAATCACCCAAAATCTCCTCCTGTTTCCATGCACTCTGTATAGCGCAGTTGAGTTGAGACTAAATCAATTAAGATATCAAATCCGCTTTCATCCAAAAAAAAATATTTTTTCCCGTAAAGCGTTTGTTTTTGCCACGGAACTAAAATATGATAAGCCTCTGCAGCAGCAACTTTTTGTTTTAAGCACACTTCTTTATTTATCTGTACGCCAGCACATCCAGACATTATAAATAATGCCATAGCAACTATAACTTTTTTCATTTTTTCTCATAAGGGCAAAAATCCCCATCCATTGCGTTGAATTTAATTAACAGACTATTAGCAAGTTTTTTCAAACTAATCAAGTTTTTATCTGTTAAATCAGATACAAAGTTTCCTTTCCTGTATCTTCCCGAAGCATTTCTAAGCATTTTTCTGATTCTTTTTACGGTGAGATCCTCCGCATCTTCCATAAAACTTCCAATGCCTTTTAAATAATCCCTTTCATCTGCATAAGTCCATACGAATTGTTTGTTCATGGCACATGCCTCTCCTCTATAACCTTTCCATTATGTTTTGCACAATAAGTGCATAGATATACACCGTCACGAAAATGATACCTGTCAGCGTTAGGAGTGCCGCAACACGAACAATAAAGTTTTTCTTTAGCTTTGTCATGTCCAAACACTTCATCAAACCCCT